CGGTCGACGTACCAGCCGTCGGCCTCGTGGAGGACCTGGCCGCAGCGGACGAGCGTCTGCTCGCCGAGCTGCTCGAGCTGCCCCACCATCGTGATCGTGCCCACACCGTGCGGCTCGATCATGTCGGTGATCACGACCTTGTAGACCGTGTCAGAAGGGGATCGCATCGGGATTACCCTCCGTCGTCGCCGCGTGGGCCTTCGCCGCCTGCGACCGCTTCGCGGCCGGCTTCTCCTCGGCCGGGGCCGCCGGCACGTCGGCAGCCATGGCCGGGAGGAACTTCCGGGCGTTCACAAACACCTTCCCGGCGTTGCCCTCGCGGTGATAGACCTGGCAGCGAACCCACCGGCCGACCAGGTCGCCAACCTGCGTCGCCTTCCACTGCTCCGGCGTGATGCCGAGAGCCTTCGCGAGGCTCGCCGCGATCCTGGCGGCCCAGTCCTTGTCCTTCGGCAGCTCGACCCAGACCCAGCCGTAGCGCGGCTCGGTGTGGGCGAGCGTCACCTTCAGCCGCTTGTCGGTCTCCTCGACCCGCTTGATCTGAAAGACGTGCTCGCCATCCGGGACCAGCTCGCGGTCGAGCGTTGTCGGCTGTACCGGCTCGTCCAGGTCGATGTCCTCGAATCCCCAATCCATAGGTCTACTTCTCCTGTTGTCGCTTCCGTCCACTACGGGCCGCATACGCTCGGACCGTTTCAACTTGCTCTGCCGTGTAGCCGCTGGCCGACTGAACGACGCCAGCGGCTGCGATGACCATCCGGATTGCCGCTTCGTCGCCGCGAACACCGACAGCACGCAGGGCCGCGACGAAGGGCTTCCAGCCCATGCCGCTTTTCGGTGCCGTCTGGCGGCGCTGTGCCGGCCAGGTGCTATGCCACGACATCGACGGCCCCCTCCGGCTCGATGGTGTTGTGCCGGGCGTTGACCTCGCCCATCAGGCCGGCGACCTCCACGTCGGAGAGCTGGCCGTCGCTGGCGAGCTCCTCGATCCGGTCGCCGATCCGGCCAAGGGTCCGGACATCCTTCGCGTCGCGGATGTACTGGGCGATCTGTTCGACGAGCGGCACGTCGGCCGGGGCCTTCTTCTTCGCGGCCACAGTTGCGGCCACGGCCGGGGGCTCGAAGATGGTGGCGAGCGAGCCGATGCCCATCGGCATGACCGCCGGAAGGCCGAACCGGTTCTTCGCGTCCCAGGCCGCGGACCGCTCCGCGTACATGACCCGCTCCTTCCCGCCGGCCGCCTTCTTCCGGCCGTCGGCCCCCTCGACGATCGAGGTCTTGTAGGTCGCGAAGAGGAGGAGGTCGCTCCACTCCTTCACGATCGGGGCGGTCTGCTTCGTGAGCTTCAGCTCGTAGCGGTCGAAGCCGTCCTGCATGTCGGGCGGGCTGGTCCGCTGGACCTTCGCATGGGCCACGAGCACGACGTGAAGGCCGCGGGCCACCAGGTCGTCGGCGAGCTGGAGGAACCGGCCGATCCGCTCTGCGACGAGCGTGTAGCCCTTGCCGAAGCCGAAGTCCTCGATCGACTTCTTTCCGCTCGTGCGGAGGATCTGCTCGATCATGGCCCGCTCGGCCCAGTCGACAGAGTCGATCACGACCGTCTCGAAGCCCTGGGCGTCGCGGGCCAGCTCGTGGAGCGAGCCCTCGAGCGTGGCCCAGTCGGGGCATGAGACGCGGGCCACGTCCAGATGTCGCGTCCCGTCCTCGGTGTCGAGGACGAGCGGCGTCGGGAACTGCGACGCGAGCGTCGACTTGCCGATCCCCTCGGTCCCGTAGATCACCGCCCGCACATGCGACCGCTGCCGGCCGCGCACAATCTTCAGAGCCATATCGTCAGTCCTCCCGTGAAATGAAGCCGGGGGCGTTTCCGTCCACCCCTCGGCCGCGGTTGCATCCCTTCCCGGCCGGCCTCCGCCGGCATCCTCCGCCGTTGCATCCGGTGCCGCGGCGGTCCTCCTGAATCTTCAAGGCCACGATCCCCAGGGCCGCGACCGAGATCACGAAGAGCGTGATCGAGAACGCGAGACCGGCGATCACGAGTCCGTCGAGCGTCATTCCCACGACCTCCCGTCGGTGTCGTTCACGAGCGCGGCCGCCGCATCGCGGACAACCTTCGCCCGCAGGCGGGCCGACTTCAGGGCGATCGGGGCCGAGGCCTCGACCTCGTAGGCCAGCAGCTCGTCGAGACTGCGGTAGCAGGCGAAGAGCCGCTGGAGGTTGCCCGCGCATCGCTGCCGCCAGCTATGCCACGGTCCCGGCCGGTTGGCCGCTCTGTGGTGTGCCGTTCTGGTCATGTTCAGAACTCCGCGATCTGCGAGGCGGCGATCGTGTGGGCCTGGCCCTCGTCGTCGCGGACCGTCAGGCCGTACCAGTCGGCCCGCTCGACCTTGCCCTGGCGGGGCATCGCTCCGACGGTCGGCGAGAACCAGATCGAGTCGCCGACCGCGTGAGGGGTCGCGCGGCCGTAGGTCTCGGCCATCCCGGCGGCGGCCGCTGCGGCCTCCGCGTCCCCCGGCATCCGTTCCGTGTTGGCGTCCATGCCATTTCTCCGTAGCGTGTAATGAGGGGCAAAAATCAACCGGCCATCCCGGCCGCGAGAACCCGAACGATCACGAGAACCAACTCGATCCAGACCTCGACGTTCATCTGTGCCTCCATGCACTGGTGACTCCCACTGCCGAAGTCATCCATGACGTGGCGGGGAAGATAGTCACAGTATCGTGAAATGGTCAAGGCCAACTTCACGGAAAACAGAAACAGCGGTTTTCGCCGCAGAAACGCCGCTTCGTGGGCGTGCTAGCGTCCGGTCGCCTGCGAGATCATGTCGGAGAGCTGTCCCTTCGAGACGCCCTCCGGCACGACGAGGCCGAGCTTCTCGGCATAGGCGAGCTGCCGCTCGGTGGGCGGGTCGCGCCGCCAGGCATCGGGGAAGCGCGGCCAGGAGAGGATCGCGGCGGCTGCGGCCCACGCCGACACTGCCGCCATGCCGACGCTGGGCTTCTGGCTGAAGAGCGAGACGAAGGCCGTGATCACGCAGACGCCAGCCACGAGCAGGAGGCCGGTCGAGCGGACGGCGTAGATCGCCAGTGTGGACAGCTTCGCGAGCATGGCACCTCCAGTGGGTCTGGTCAGGCTGCCGTGCCTCCCTTGCGTGGCCGCCCGCCGCGCTTCTTGTTATTGGCGGCCGCGTCCTCGTTTCGCCGCTTCACCTCGTCGAGATAGTAGTAGACGCGACGAGGGGAGTCCACGATTTTCGTCAGGTCGCCCTTCCGTCCCCAGTGGCGGATGTTGCTCGCGTCGATGCCGAGCAGCTTCGCCGCTTCGTCGGCGGTCACGACCGGCTTCTTCGTCTTTTCGTGGATGAACACCTTCATAGCCTCCGGAAGGTATTTTCCGGCGGGGGCGAATCAACACCCGCCGGAATTTGCCTCTGGCCCTCGTCCGCCCATACGGTGAACTAGGACCCGAATACACCCCGCTGGGCTCGAACCAGCAACCTTCGGTTCCGTAGACCGATGCTCTACCGGAACTGAACGGCCAACGGTGCCGCGTGCCGGACTTTCAGGTTTTGCGGGGCGTTTGACGGGCCTGCGACGGAACGGAGACTGTCGCGAACCTCGCCACGGTGAGGGGGTCGGAACCCCTTGCTGTGGTACGCCTCGAGGTCGCACCATGTTCCGAAGATCAGGACCGCACACGCTGGGGGAATACGCCCGGACAGGCTACAGCCTGCTCCGGGACGTTCGACCGTCCACCGTCCGGCAATACGTCATCGTGGCCGACCTGTTCGAACGCTGGGCCGGTGGGCCGGTCCCACTCGACCAGCTCGACGAGCGGAGCGTCTCGGAGTGGCTGCGGGACTACTCGGCCGGCAGGAAGCCCGCCACGGTCCGCGGGAAAAAGAACATGCTCCTCGCCCTCTGGCGGGCGGCCGCCGACGATGGGGCCTGCGAGGAGCCCGTGTCGCGACGCGTGCGGAAGACCAGGGTCCCGGCCTCGGTGGTCACGGCCTGGACGAAGGCCGAGGTCGAGCAGCTCCTGGCCGCCTGCCACGGCCTGCCGCGCTGGCACCGCTGCGGACTTCGCCGAAGTGTCTGGTGGGACCTGGCCGTCCGGGTCGCGTGGGACTCTGGCATCCGGTGGGGCGACCAGATCGCCCTCCCGGTGTCGGCCGTCCGGCCCGACGGGTCGGTCTGCTGGACCCAGTCGAAGACCGGGAAGATCGCCACGTTCCGCTTCAGCCCGTCCACGATGGCGGCCCTGGAGGCCAGCCTGAAGGCCTGCCCGCGGTCGCTGGTGATGCCGTGGCCGTCCTCACACGAGACATTCCGAGACCAGGTGAAGAGACTCGTCAGGCGGGCCGGCATCCGGGCCGGGACCTGGAAATGGATCCGCAGGGGCTCCGGGACCGATGTCGAGCTTCAGCAGCCATACGCCGGCCACCGGCATCTCGGGAACACGCGGGCCGTGTTCGAGGCCTCATACGGTGACCAGTCGATCCTCGGCGGCACGGTGCCGCCGCCGCGCGAGCTGCTCGTGGCGGCGCTTGCCAGTCAAGCCAGGAAAGATACGGGGGGGGGGGCACTCTAGGAAGATCGGGCCGCGTGGCGTGAGGCGGTCGGCTTGACGTATGTCAGGCGGCCACCGGCCCCGGCAGGGCCACGGCGGCCCGCAGCTCGTCGAGGCTCCCGTCGTTCACGATCCGGCGGTCGACTAGGTCGGCGGCGACGCCGGCCTCGGAGGAGTGGTAGCGGACCCCCTGACCAGTTCCGTCATGGGGTCGCACGACCTCCCAGACCTCGCCGCCGGCTCGCCGGACCCAGGCGGCCTCGTTGTCGAACCGGATGTCCGCGACGACCACGGCATCCCAGCCGGCCTCGGCGAGCTGCTCGACGCGCCGCTGGCAGAGCGAGACCCAGACATCTCGGCCGAGCTGCTCGCGGCCCCACTCGGTGCCGAGCGTCTGGAGCAGTTGGCGGGGCGACTTGCCGAGGCCGGGGAGCGGCCGCTCCTTCGCCTGGCGATCTCGGAGCAGCGACTCCGGCAGGCCGGTCATCGCGGCGACCATCGCGTAGAGCGGGTCGGCGAGCTGGATGGTCACGGCACCCGGCACCATCGCCGCCACCGTGTTCTTCCCGGCCCCAGCCCTGCCAGTGATCCCGATCAGTCGCATCGGTCGCTCCTTCCGTCTCGCCTGCCGCAGCTCGCCGACCATCCACAAGGCCAGCGAAGCTAACGTCCCGCCAGACCCAGTCCAGCAGTTGGCCGGCCCCAGCCGGCGGCAGAGCGTCTCGGCCTGGTCGAGCTGCTCGAGCGAGAGCTTCACGACGTGCGGACCTTGCCTTCCTGCGTGATCCGGCAGTTCTCCACGTCGAACTCGCCGTCCTCGCGGACGTCGACCATCGCGAAGCCCCAGTTCCAGCGGTTGATCCTGGCGTACTCCGGCGTCAGGTCGCACAGACAGCCGGTCGACCAGCAGAAGGTCTCCGCGTGCCACATGTCGCTTTCCGCGTGGCCGCTGGACCGGTGGGAATGGCCGACCAGCACAGAGGCCAGCGTCCGGAGGAACGCCCCGCGGGCCACGTTCACCGGCGCGGCCAGCCCCTTCGGCAGCTCGTGCCCATGGAGGACGGGCAGCTTCCCTAGCATGACGGGCCGCTGATCCTCGACGAGCTCGATGTCGTGCTCGGCCAGATGGAGCCACGCATGGAGGCTCGTCAGCCGGTCGCTCGACAGCTCCGGGGCGTGTTGCCAGATGTAATGATTCCACCGTTCCTCGTGGTTCCCTGCCTTCAATACGATCGGGACGTCGGGGAACTCCTGCCGCAGCCAGCCCAGGAACCCGCGGACGGCCTCGAGCTCGCCGACAAAGTCGCGGGACCTCGGGTCCTTCATCCATCGGGAGATCGAGTAGAAGTCGCAGATGTCGCCGTTGAGGAACAGGGCCTGGATGTCGGCGGCCTTCAGGTACTCGACAGCCGCGGCGACCGCGACCTCGGAGTGGTAGGGGACGTGAACGTCGGACAGGATGCCGACTCGGCCTGTGACCTCGAGCGTGTAGGGGCTCCACCGCTCGGCCTTCGACGGCGGCAGGCCGTAGACCACGCCCGCCTGCCTGGGCGGCCTCGGAACAACCGTCCGGCGCATGTCCCGCCGGTTCGCCTTCCCGTTGACGCCGAACTGGCGGGACATGCGCTTCCTGGCCTGCTCGATCGTGATCGCCCCCTTCGTCTCCCGCACCAGCCGGCGGGCCAGCGTGCGGGCCGGGGCGTCTGGATGGTCGGCCGCCAGCTTGCGAGCCATGGCGGTAATCGGGTCGGCAGCGGGCATCCTTGCCTCCTGTCGTGCGGTCTGCCTGTGATACGCCCCCCGGTGGGTGAGTCAACGGGCAACCGGCCCCCACTTGCCCACCGGGCAGCTCTGCTCCGCCCACGACAACTTGCTCCGCCAATTCCGCTCCCGCACCACCGGGCACCCGCACTGACTGCACGCCGTGCCGTCGAAATGCTCGCACTGCTGGCAGACGGCAAACCGCCGGTCGATCTCGGCCTGGTCAGCCAGGGGCATCCCGGCGGCGACGTGCTGGGCGGCAGCGGCGGCGAGGTTGGCGGCCTTCTGGGCGAGGCTCGGCCCCCGTGGCCTTGGATACGCCGGATGCGTCTCGTCCACCGTGAGCGTGTCGCCGTCCTCGGCCACGATGCAGGCGGCCACCTCGTCGAGCGTGTAGCCACGCTGCGTGACCCTGGCGACGAACTGTTGACGCGGCCCGCGGATCATGGGAACAGGTTGCACGGGTCGGCCGCGCACATTTCGCCGCTGTGCCATGTGCCACCGAGGCCGTCGCAGCCGTCCAGCGTCTGCGGCTCCATGCACTCGGTGCCGGTGCCTGGGTCGTGGCAGCAGGCCCCGAGGCACTGGGCCTGCGGCGTGCCGGGCGGCCCTCCGAAAACGTAGTTCGAGTGTCCGCACGCTCCAGGCGCTGCCAGCGTCGGCGCGGCGTCGTTGCCGTTGCAGCAGATCGCCTCGTCGCATGGCGACCCGAGAAACGAAAACGAGTCAATCACCAGCGCGCCACCGCCAGCGCCAACGAATGTTAGGTCGCATGGCCGAACCTCGCAGGCGAGATACCACGCCACTCGGCCGTCGAGGTAGACGCCCTCGTACCACTGGCCGTCGTCCGGTGGAGGGTTGGCGATTATCGTGGCGTCTTTGGGGTCGCCCTCTACCGGCGTCCACGGGCCGTCGCAGTCGTAGAGCGTTCCGTCCTCCGAGCGAATGAGCAGCCAGTAAGGCTCCGGAAACGCAAACTCAGGAACCCAGACATCGGGGGCCGTGTAGGCAAACACCCCCCCAAACCCGCTGGCTGGACTAACCCACGTTCCGGCCGCAAAAAACGTACCTCTGAGCACCCACCCACGAGCCACTCCGCCGGGGAAGCTGGCACACGGATCGCACGGCTCGACGTCGCAGCAGCAGGCCGCGCCGGTGCCGATCTTGCCGCCGTGCGTGATGATCGCGCCGTTGTGTCTGACGATCGCCATGTCAGGCCGGGCAGTCCTCGAGGTCG